GGTAAATGGAACTTCTTTTGCTTTCTCAATAAATTCAGTCATTACAGAATCTAAGAAGTATGTTAATGTTTCAACAGCATCTGTATCTTTCCATTCGTCATAATGTAATAAATTCATTGAAGATAAATCACATACGAATGATTCACCTTTGTCTGTGGCTAGCGCAATCTCACTACATAAGTTGGATGCCCAAATGGTTTTCTTCTTATCCTTATAAACCTTTGGTTTATTCTTATTCATAGTATCACTAAACATAATGTATGGATAACCAGATTCAAATCGTTTCTTAATTATCTTGCCCCATATCTTACGCTTATCTTTATCACCATCAATCATTGCTTGCATCCATTTGTCACTTACAGTAACACCGAATGACATACTTTGGATTGGGTGACCTTCATTTCTAATTGCTAAGAACTCATCAATATCGTTATGTTCTACATCCAGGTAACCAGCAAAAGAACCTCTACGGACATTTGATTGAGATACTACATTAGTAACTGTTTCAAACAATTCCATAAAGTGAACTGGGCCAGAAGACTTACCACCTGATTTAATTTCAGAACCTCTTGAACGAAGATGGCCAAAGTAAGCAGATGTACCTCCACCTAGTTTTGACATCATACCAACTTCAGAAACCGTATACAAGATTTCTTCCATTGTGTCATCAATGAAAGAGCCAAAACATGATATAGGTAAACCTCTATCTTTTCCAAAGTTAGCCCATATAGGTGAGGCAAGTGAGTACCAACCTCTAGACATATAGTCTTCAAACTTCTTTGCAAAGCCTTTTACATTTAATCGTTTCTCAGCTGATTTGGCAATAAAACGGATTCTCTGTTCAGGTGTTTCACCTTCTGATAAATATCCTCGTTCTAAAAATAATCTACTGTTGTCATTTAACCAATAATATTTTTCCATAATATAATTTATACTTAAAAGAGGTCGTCTTCATCATAAGATTTGTCATTTTTAGAATATTCTGTAGGTCTCTTAAAGAAAAAGTCCGTTGCAGTATTTCCAAGCACGTCTTCTTCAAACCATTGAGTCTTATCAAGGTTTTCTTGGCTGATGTCGTCAAATACAGGTTCGATTCCGATTTCCTCTAAACTTTCATTTAGTCTATTTTTAATAAAGTCTTTCATAATAGCAGATGTCAAATGCTCTGATTGGTAACCATTGACTGACCACTCAATAATAGCAGACTCTGCCTCGTATGCTTTTACACACTGTTTACGTATCAAATCACAAAACTCTTCATCAAATATCTCTGGCATTTCCTCACGGATAGTATTCACTAGTTTGATACCAACCATAGAGTGAATCAATTCTTCTTTAGATGTATATGCAACTTGTTGTGCTGTATCTTTCAATACGTTTCTGAATCTGTTGAAATAATTGATGGTATAGAATTGTGAAAACAACGAAACATTCTCAACGTATAAAGTAAACAATACAAGCGAATACACATATTGTTTCTTTGAATCCTTATAATACTTATGATTATATTTACGTAAATACTTTACACGATTGCGAATGATATCTAACTCTAAATTCTTTTGAAACACATCTTCCATCTCCAATAGCTTAATTAATCTTTCATAAGCATTGTTATGAATCACCTCTACGTTTGCCATCACATATCCTAAATCAGTCAAACTAGGATGTGGTAGATTCTGACCAAGCTTGGCCCAAAACGTTTTAACGGCTACTTCAATCTGTCCAATTGCAGATAGACAACGGACGACCATTTCTCTTTCTCTGTCATTTAGATTGACCTTGAAGTCTTGTATATCTGACTGAAAGTTAAATTCCTTGTCAGTCCAAAATCCATTGTGCATGGACTCGATGAATTGATTTGCCCACGGATAGTGGTCGGGTTTACGAGATATTTGTTCTTCGAATATAGTTGGCATAGAGGTTCCTTTAATATAATGGTTATTATACACTAATTGACTGAAAAGTAAACACTTATTCTAATTCTTTACGTTTTAGAACTTTACTTTTCTTACCGACGCCGAGAGGCTTATCTTGAACCTGAACATCGCCTGCGACGGTGTCCATTTCCTCTAAATCTTTTTTTATTTCTGATAGATTCTTATTAAGAATCTTCATCACAGCTTCTATTTGGTCTCTCGTTTGTTGATTATGCATCGGTAATATCTCCTTGTGTTATATGGATTAGGTTTTTGGTATTAGGGTGATATACCTTATAAACCGCTGTGCCAAAGATATTTCCGATAGCATTGCAATTCTCTTTTACAAGAACTTTGCTTCCTTTCAAGATTAATTCATCACCATTGATTGGTAACAGCAAATTTTTGTTTAAGATATATGTTCCCTCGTTTAACTGGTTGTTTTTATTTATAAACAGCGTGTTTTCAGTTAACGGAATATCTTCAACATTTATTCCTGTTGCCTCTTTTAGTACCTTACCTATTTCGTCATCTGTTAGTTCTGTGTGGTCTTTAATCAGCCATAGAGCTGCGAGGTATGATGATAATGTTAACTTACCGAATGGTAGTTTACGGATAAGTTTTTTCACATTAAACACAAGTTTATGAAATAGCGTATAAGCACCTTTTTCTTCTGATGTCTCAGGTTGCTTTATTTTTTTATAGTCTTTGTCTATGATACCTTTTTTGAAAGCTGCAGTCTTAGCAACGGGCATCGTTAGTAAACGAAGAAACCTCAAAGCAAATCCCGTATCTGCTGCTTTCATTAGTATCTCGTTTAGTATCATAGTTCTCTTAAAGTCTTTATAATTTTCTGGTCTAGTGGTATATCATTATACCAATGTTTTGGAAGGTAACCTAAATATATTAAAAATGTTTTTAATGCTGGTTTGCAAGGTTCATCTACTTTTAGAAATAGCATTCTATTTGCGGGCTCTATCTTGAATACGTTATAGAATGATATTAAATGGTTCAGCAATAATCGTTCTTTTAATTCTCCTTTGTTTATATATGTTCCTAGTAATCTTTTAATATATTTTATCCGACTGTAATCTTCCCAAAACTCTTCAGCGTCCAAACATGCCTTGTTAGTATAATTCTCAACAGCATATTGTTTGATGTTCTTTTCAGTTGGATATAATATAGTAGTCATCAATTATATTTATGATGACTATACTATTTATACAAAGGTATTTTTCAAGTTAATGTTGATTACCGGTCTAAGTCTGTATTCTTTTGGTGTAGAAGATGTGTGCATTATATCACCTCTAAAAAATACCATTCTTCCTTTTTTAGGTGATACTCTCGCCATCTTTGTCATATCGTCATTATATAAAACTGTATCACCATCTGAATCACTTACATAATATAATCCAACATAATGGGGTTCATCAATATCGACATGCGGTCCAGTTTCTTTTACTTCATAATTATTGTTTACCTGCATGTTGCACTTGACTCTTCTTACATGTCTACCATCATATTCTAATGGTGCCAAAAGCTCATCGTTTATAACATGGAAAAAGTCGGATTCGATTTGTCCCTGCCAAACGATTCTATGTGTTAATTGAAAATCAACTTTAAAAGTTGGATTTAATTTTTTGTGGTCAGATATTGATTCTTCATCAACTGTACCGTTGTTATAGTACCACGGGAAATAAGACGACAAAAGAGTATTCTCTATTGCGTCTTGGTTTTCCTTTGGTATGATGTCATCAAATACTTGAAACTTATTATCGATAAGATTCACTTCATTCATAATATAATATTTATCTATTTAAGCTTTATGCGATCCGTCGCAGTTTCCGTCAGAATCAGAAGATTTTCCACATTGGCATCCGCCATCTGTAGATTCTTTTAATTTGGCCATTAGGTCAGCAATCTTTCCAAGAGTTACCTTGTCTTGAGCTGAGATGTTTTTCATCTTACGCTCTTTTTCGATTGCTTTCATAGTACGAGCATAATTCAGAGTTGATTCCTCAACGTCTTCTTCGTCCTCGTCCTCAGCTTCTACAGCTTCTTTTTTGACTTCAGGTTCTTCAGATTCCTCTTCTTCACCATCTTTCTTTTCTACATCATCTTGACCTTCTACTCCAGAGTCTGTGTCTGGTTTAACTTCGTCATTTGATTTAGGGCTGTATTGCTTTTGGTCTTCAGTTTCTTCGATTGCTTCGAACTCTACTTCTTCATCTTTGTCATCATCGTCTTCAGCATCCATCTTCTTATCGATTTTGGTTGCTACATCTTTGGCGATGGTGACGGGGTATGTTTTACCACCGAACTCGAACTCTTTCTTACCATCGGCTGCTGCTTGAGATGCGGCACCCATAAAGTCTGCAACTCCTTCGTCAGTCAATGATGCGACTAGTTCGTATATTTTTGTCTTACCTTCGCAAATATCTTTTGCTACATCGGCAAGCTTCGCTATGTTTTTGTCTATGTACATTGTCTTTCCTTTAATTTAACATGAATAATGCGGCTATTGCCGATGTTACGATTGCTCCAATGACTAACCAGCCAAATTGGAGTATGCTTGAAATTGTTTGTTTTGATGCTTCGATTTGGCATTCTACTAATCGAATGCGTTCTTCTATTTCATCAAATTTAGAGTGTAAGTCATCTACTGACGACCACACCGTGACAACCTTATCTTCTAAAGAATGAATCTTCTCTTCTGCTCGAGCTATTGATACGACAGCATCTGCTAACTTATCAATCTTCTCTTCTATTCTATCTAATCTTGTTTTTTCGTTTTGATTCATATTAGTTGTCTACTTTTGCTCCACCTCGCCATTGATAACAAGACCAGTATCGAGCTTTTGTTTTTGGGCCAGGATTATCACAATTGTGTCTGGCTCTGAAATTCTTACGACGTTTAGGGTCGTCTCTTTTGATTTCCATATTTGGATCGCCGAATCGAACTACGACGACTTTACCCTTTTCATTCTTTACATATACTTTGAACTTCTTATTAGGGTTTTCTGAAGTACGGATAGGGTCATTTAATTTAACAGTCTTTCCTTGATATTCTGCTTCTTCAATTGTTTGTTCAAATATAGCTTCACAGGAATCGGTGGACTCTTTTAATTTAGTACCAACCGATTGTTTCTTACTTACCCTCTTAAGCTCTAAATCTTTTACATTCACTTTATTATCTCTTGCAAGAGCAGTTATTCTGCTGTTCATTGGCGATTGCGAATAAGTTGCAAGAACTTCTTTAGTCTTTTTATTAAAGACCACATAAGGTTCTCTGAGTTCAGTTACTGTAGTATATTCTTTAAATGATTTCATTATCCTTTTGCTCTCACTTTAGCTGCTAGGTCTTTATCGGCCCCACCCCAAGTTCCTTTTGACTTGGTAGCAAATGAGTTCACTCTAGCATATCCCCATTGTGTTGGATTGGTTCCTGGTCTATGACCTGTTCTCCATGCTGCAACACCACGATTAAATACTTGTTTTAGAATACCATAAGGAATACCAGTCTTATCAGCTTTCTTTTGAAGTCCAGCTAATTTCTTTTCTTCTATTTCGTCTTCCTCTTTTTCTTCGAATACATCATAAGGAAGTTTCTTCTTCTTATTATATTCTAATTTTCTAAGCTTCTCTTTGAATGCCTTTGAACGACCATCTAAATTAGGTGTTACCTCATCATACATTGCAATCAATTGTTTTACGACGTTACCTCTTTGTAATAAGGTTTCATCTTCTACATCTCCAAGAGCATTCATAAATGACTCTTTTTCTTTGGTAGATAATTTTTTAAATTCTTTACCGATATCTTTGGCATTCTTCTTTTTCATAATCAAGTCAACTAATTTCTTAGCCTTTCTGTTCTTTTTGACGTATCCTGTAAGTACTTTAGACTCACTAATCTCGTCATTGATATCGATTTCTTTTTCTTTCAGCGGTTTCTGACCAGCTTTCTTACGAAGAATATTTAACTTCTTAATTGTTTCTCTTTGCTTTGGAGAACCAGGAATCTGTTTAAGAGCAAGAGTGGTTAATTTTAACATCTCTACATCACTTTCATCAACCTGTTCTTCTTCTTGAGGAAATTCTTGTTCTGCTTCTTGTTCAGCACCATCAGTATAATCCACGTCATCTTCTTCATCTTCGTCAATATCCACCACTCTTTTTAACACCGATGTTGATTCATATTCATCATTTTCTTCACACTTTTGTTGCATATCCGAAAGCTCATTTTCATCTTCATACCAATTAGATTTTAATTCTGAACCATCTTTCTTGATAGCTACTAATTGGAATTGAGTGTTCTCTGATATCCAGGCTTTTAAATTGGTCTTCGTATCAAAGACTGAAAATTCATTCAACTCAAATGGATTTGCTTTAAGATACTTTTCCAATACAGTTGTTTCTTTGTTTGGAAAAAGTGTTTTTAACATTTCTAATTTATGATTAATCATTGTGTTTTCCCTCGGTTTTGCTGGCACTCTTTCTCTTTTCTTAGGTGCCTTTGGTGGTGTAAATAAGTCTGTGTGTGAAAGTTGTTTCATAGGTTTACCTGTAAAGAATATCAAATCATCTTTAGAATCTAATGCAGCGATATACTCTTGGGGTGTTTTTTCTACATCTAATTTGATTCCAATCTTTACTTTACCTGTATTCCTACTGATAGCAGATAAAAGACTATGTTTCTTAACCAATGATTTTCTGCGAAATCTATTGCCTAGTCTCCAAGTCTTTGATAATTGCTCTGCTTCTCTTTTAGTCATTACTTCTATTTATATGTTTTTAACCACCAAACTCATGACCAGCTACACGTCTTAATTGTTTTTTGAACTCTTCGAATCCTGGCTTGACTTTATATAATTTTATGGTGTGTTCTGGTCTATCCTTACCTTTAATTCTCCACTTATAACCTTTCTCTTTATGTTCAGGTTTAGTAGTCTTTACAACTCGTCTTTTGAATTGTGCCTCGAATGATTCAGGCTTGCCACCTTTACCTTCTGTTATGCCAGCCTCTTCTTTGGCATCTAGGTAAGCTGCAATTGCCATTTTACGAATCTTCTCTTTTGATTTACCTTTAAATTGTGGAGCATCTGATTTCATAAAGTCATCTATATAATCTCCAACATCATGTTTACGCGGGTCAAGCTTTTCTTGATACTCCGTATAACCAGGTGTCATCTTTTTATATTTCTTAGTCAATTCATCTGTTCCTCTTAATCCGTATGGCCCTTCAACATCTTTGAATGATTGTAAACCTTCTTTGACGGACCACGTATCAGCATTTGGAACATAATCTGAAATTTTATTTAATACATTCTTGTTAATCTTATCTAATGATAGAGCAGCTTCACCTGAACGTTTAGCATAGAAGTATTCAGCTCTCTTGAGATATTCTCCACCTTTCTTACCGACTACTAAATCAGAATCTACATTAATCTTATTAAATGCGAATACTATATCTCCGTCCATATACTTCTTGAGACCTTTACCCATCTTAATGATGTCTAACATAGTCTGAGAAGCACCTCTATGAGTATTCACAAGAATCTCAACAGGAACTACTCTACCACGTTTAGGGTCAACTTCGATATCGTTGACCACCCATACAATATGAGTCTTTTTCTTATCATAACCAGCCTGTTGAACTAGTCGTGTGATATTGTCAAGCTTTCTTAAATCCTTTAATGTAACATCAAAGATAATGTTTGGTTTATCTTCTGGTGCTGCTGTTAAAGCGGCAGCAAAGAATGCTGATTGCTTTTTATTTGGCAGATTCATAATGTCACCGACAATCTGATGAAGTTTAGCGACATCATTTGGTTTAGTTAAATTCAATTTATTTAAACTAACACCAAATTCATCTTTAATTTTTTGGTCAACCTTTGGAGCTTTTAAAACTAAAGATTTTAAAGCATCTACATCGAATACCTTACCTTCGATTCCTACAAGATTATCTAAAACAAATCCTTTACCAGAACCGGCGCCTCCTGCCAAGATAACTACATTACCTGCTTTTGGATATGCTTTCTTTGCGAAGGTGATTAGTTTCTCGTCAAGTTGAAATTCTTCAGGTACACAATTCGGAACCATCTTGTTTCCTTTTTTCTTCATACCTACTTTTTTAAAACCGTCCCAGCAACCATCAGCTTCTTCAATATCAGTAGGCTTTTTATTAACATACCCCATATCAGACATTTTTAAATGTTGGTCAAGTGTATTTGCTTTATATGCCTTTCCCGTTTTTGGGTCATACATTATATGTGGCTTAAAGTCTTTATCATAGTCTTCGTTTTTTTCTTTAGTCTTCTTCTTCATCTTATTGATGTACTTTCGATAGACCGCAGCTGGACCAGTCTTCTTCATCACTCTTGCTCTTTGTTCCATTGCAATTGCTGCTTGGATTTTATGAGCATGTGATTTACCAGAGTTCTCAATTTTCTTAATTGAAGCCTCTGCTGTTTCTACATCTTTAAAACCTAAACCTTTGATTGTTCCCTTTGGGTTTTCATCTGTATATAAATCAGAGTGTTTATCACTGTTTGCAGGTTGTCCTTTCTTTCTAGGAATGCGAGGATTGTCTTCTTCACCAAACATTGCTTTAAATTTCTTAGTATGTTTAGATGGTTTAGTTTTTGCTCTTGCATCTCCAGGTGCTGGTTTATATGCACTCGGATCGTCATCATCTTTCTTTGCGCCTTTTTTAAAGTGAGCATCTCTTTTTGATTTAGTGGACTTTGAAAGACCTGAATAATATTTAGCAGGTTGTGTACCTTTCTTATCTTTAATATCGGAGTCTTGTCTAGCCTCTACGATATCTCCTTTTACTTTAGCTGTTTTCCAAACACGGCCGCCTTCTTTAGTACAAAGTTCTAACATCTTATCTTTAGTACCGGTTTCAACAACCTTTCTATCTTTGACAAGAGCATAATGAACTGGCTTATCTGTAGCAACTGCATCTTCTCCAACCTTAATTGTCTTTACTTTATTTTCAGTTAAATCTTGTATCCAATACTTCTTACCGATTTTAGATACGATATAGTTTGGTTTTCTTTCCGCAATAGTAACTAACTTACCATCTTTATTACGAGCAGTATCTCCAACATTAAATAGTTCTCCACGAGAATATCTTTCTCTCATGTCGTCAATTGTGTCAAGTTGGATATGTTCTCTAAAGTCTGACATCTCTTTCAACCCCATTCTTTTACGAAGAGTATTGAATAGTTCTACTCCACCAGAATATCCTTTTGGTAATCCGTTTTGGAATGATTTGAAATCACCATCGGTAGCTGCAGCTCTCATCTTTGATGCTGACATACCAGTTACACCTTCTGCATCGGGGTCTCTTTCACCTGCAGAAACTACACTGATTCCACTTACAAAATTATAATATCCGTGACGAGCTTTCTTATCGTTATACTTCTTTAATAGAGTATCAAATTCTTTTACTCTATCTCCACCGACTACCATTGTAATTTTATTATATCCAGCTTTATAAAGCTCTGATGCAATCTGTAAAGCATTATTTACTTTATTATTCATCACAATACTGCGAGCATGTTTTGGATACATCTTTCGCATAAAACGTACCTTCTCTTTATACTCTAGTGGATTCTTCTTAGGGTCATTTGAAGTAGATGCAAAAACCTTATAGTCATTTCCTTTTGCTACAGATGCTATCTTATCCAATAACTTTTGATGCCCAGTTGTAGGTGGGTTGAATCTACCAAACGTAAAGAATACTTCTTTATCATTATCTTCATTAAACTGTCTAAACGATTTAATCATCACTTTTCCTTAATCTTTGTAATCTTTCTTTCTCGGCTCTTTTAACCTTTGGAAGAAGCTTTCGAGCGATTCTTGCAATCACTGCTTTCTTCTTATCCAATCTTTTTTCTAATTTTTCTTTTTCTGCGAAAGTTAAAGTTGATAAGTCTCTACCCTTTAGTATTTTTCTTGCTATTAGTTTTCGTGCTGCCTTTCGAGCTCTCTTTAATAGTTTTTCTGGTGTTGCCATTCTTTTGGCAAGTATCTTCTTTTTACGAGCGATTCTTTTGGCAAGGCGTTTCATTCGTAAACCAACCTTACGTCTTTGCTGTCTAGTCAATGCTTCTGTATATTCCTTAAATGATTTCATCGTTCCCAACCTTTGATTGTATCCGCAGAGAAGTTATTGTATGAGAACTCAAGTCTATCAACCAGTTTGATTGCACCACCACCGATTTTATCAATGGCAACGAATCCCTCTTGTCCTGTGACTTTGAATCCTTGCTTTGTTCGAACAAAGGTTGCCATTGATTTAATCTTATCTAACTTAGATAGAATTAATTCTTTGGCTGTAACTAACTGTCTTTGTAATTCAAACACTTTTTCTAAATTTTTACTATTTGATTTTGAGAAGAATGCTAATCTCGTATCTTTCTTTTGTTTTTGTGTGGTCTTTCCTTTTTCTGTACTTCTTTTTTCTATTTCTTTATCATATTTATCCGTAAAGTAAGTGATTAGTTTTTGTACGTGTTTCTTCGGGTCGCCTATCTTTTCACCTTTTCTTACGAATGAATTATTGAATGTCTCTATCTCTTGAGCAAGCGTTGAGTCTTTCTCAATCTGTTTTAATGTAGTACTGGATATACCTCTAAAGATTTTACCTGCGATTGATAAAGCATCGGTCACTTCTTTTGTTTCTGATTTGGTTAATGTTGCTGAACCAGATACATCTTTTAGATTAGCATTATCAAAAAAGATTGATGGGCTAGTCTTTAATGAACCAAGGTCTACTTTGAATTGAGCTTTCATTGATTCAAAGTCTTTTCCTGTATAAGTTGTATGAAAGATAATTCCAATCTTTGACTTTGCAATCTTCTTACCTAATTCAGAATTAACTGGTACTGCATATACAATCGTGTTAGGTTGGAATGTGTAATACTTTTCTCCGTCAATAGATTCGGTCTCTACATCATCTGTGAAAAGCAAATCACCTTGCAATACATTTTTGATTCCTAATTTACTTAGTTCTTTCAATGCAACTTTTAATTTAGCATTGAGGTCACCTGAAGTATCTGCATTGATATCAGCTTCTGTTTTATATACTTTCGGATTCTTGTTAAAGATTCCTTTCTTTGCAACAAAGAACTTTCCGTCGGTGGGGTCGACACCAGCAAATACTGCTGGTGCCCCGTCCCACTTTACTGTAACGTCTGTTGTCTTTGAAGTTTCTCCCGCTAACATATCCCTTAATCCTCTCAGTGCAAAGATGGCTTCTCTTGCTCCTTTGACACCTCCATATATAACTCTATCTTCAATATGAGTCATGTGAGTATTCTTTCCTGCGGCCTCATCTAAACGAGATTTAAAGCTCTCAATAGAAAACTTTTGATTAGATGTTTTAAAATCTTTCTTTCTCATTACAGTCTTTGCAACCAAATCAAGCTCACCATTCTTATCTAACTGTAATACAAATGGCATATTGATGTCAGTCTCCATATCCTTTATGACTGCTTCTGCTCCTTTTCCCAGAGCTGCTATTTTCTTTCCGTGTTTTCTGAATGACTGTTTGAATAGTCTTTGAATCTCTCCACCTGTAATTTGTTTTTTGTTACGGGCATCATTGACTCTATCGAGGAAGTGTCGTGTAAATTCGACATCAAGTCCTACCTTTGCCCATAACTTATCGGCAAATCTTTCGATAGCATCTAGATTCTTTTTTGTAATCACGGTTGTAGTTTTACTTTTGTTTGTTTTAAATTTCCACCCTTTTGGGCTCTCTTCTTAATATATTGTACTAATTTTTTCACGGCATCTTTGAACTTACCTTTATATGAAAAAATGCCATCATCTAAAAATCCTTGTCCTGCTTGTAATACAGGTATCATAAAGTCAAATTTCCAGTTACCCACACCTTGTGGTTTCTGTCCTCTGTTTTTCATCTTCCAAGGTTGAAGGTCAAGGGCGAATGGTATTGCGCCAAATAATTCTTCAAGTTCTTGTTTCTCTTCCTTATGTGTTTTAAATGTCATAATGCCTTCATTGAGCTTACCTTTGCTCAGAATCGCACCATTCTTAATTAAATATTTTTCGAATCTTATGTTTGTGTATTTCACAGCTAGTTTATCTAGTACGTTAACGTTATCTAAATGGTCATCATGTATTTTTACCACAGTTGGATTAAATCTCTTTATTTGTTTATTCATTACATAGTGTTTCTTATCTGCAATAGTACCTTTCTTTAGATTTCCTGCTAGTTCAAATCTAATTCTCTTATCGTTTACTCTTAGACCTTGTTCTCTAAATGCGTCCTTGAACATTGCATTTGAATCAAAGTCTGCTCTTGCAGTTAAGAAGAATATAATCGTGTTCTTATCTTTATACTCTTTCTTTATTTTATTCATTGTAGACTTAATCACCTTCGATGTATCTTTAAACATCTTTGAATCACCAAATTGTGTAAAGTCATATTCTTCGTTATCTTTTAATTTGTATGAATTAAATTCTGAGTTAGTAAGCTGTATGATTTCCTTTCCTGTTTCTTTATCTCTTACTATTATTTTTGCAAAAGTATTAAACACTGTCTCATCAATATCCCAAAACGATAGTGTTGTATCTCCTTTTGCCTCGTTAAGTTCTAATTGTTCTTGTATGTTATTATCAATTAGAAGTTGTTGCATTTCTTTAGTGTACTGAATAGTATTGTTTGTTCTTCCAGTCTCACCTTGTTTTGAACGTTGTGTTTTGTATGCGATTTGGATTTTCTTTCCGTCTTTATCAACCGCATATATGAAAATGTTTCTACCAGTAACTTCTCCTGTCTTCTTATTCTTTGTTACTGATTGACCTTCACCTGGTTTGCCGATTTCAATCTTTAACATTAGGTCATCTGTACTATTGACTCCTAATGCTTTTGCTAATTGCTCACCTTCGACAACTACACCTCCGTGGTTAACATTAACCAAACCAGAGTATCTCATAATCTCATTGTCAGCATCTTTGCCGTCAATAGCATCCAGGTGTAAATTTTTTATAAGTGATTTGGCTTCTAGATAGTCACCCATGCCAATCTTTGAACCTTTATAGTTAACTGTGGTGCTATTTAAATTATCAACTAATTTTTGTTGTGTTTCAATACTTCTCTTACGGATAGCACCAAAATTTGTTTTGACTCCATTCTGTTTAGCGATACGAGAAATGAATTTAACCATATCAGCTGTAGGAGCTTTAGCCTTTTCTGTATCAGCCATATAGTCAAAGAAGCCTTTTAACTGTTCTTCTTCTGATGGATTATCACCATCAATGTATGGAGCAATGTTCGGGTGAAGTTTACCTCTTGCCACGAATACTGATTTATCTCCACCAATAAATCGTGAGGCAACGTCTGGTTTTTGTTTAATCTTATCAGCAATGGAACCAATGTCGCCTTTGACCAATTCTTT